CGTCTTTAAACTCAAGAAAATTGAATTCACTATTACTTGTGAGTGCTAGGGAAAAAGGAGCCAAAAAATCAGTTGGAGCTTGCAAAAATCGATTAGTTGAGGTAGCTGTTCCACTTACATTTTTCCTAAAAAAAGAAAGCTGCACACCTTTTAAGATTCGTTCTTCCGCTTGCTTTATGAAAACAGGAAGATTTGTGACAAAACTTGTCTCGTTGTTTTCAGTGTAATCCTGAAGAGCTTGTTTAAGTGACGATAATGTAAAACTCATGGCGTGGACACCGTTACTTCACCAACAATTCCAAAAGCTCTCACGGGTTTTGGGGCCATATTTTCTGGAACGGGAACACCAACAAAAACTACAAAAGGCTCTGTTCTGTCGGGTCTTGCGTCGCGCAACGCCTCCGCATCAAATACTTTTCTAAAAGGACCCAGTTGAGGTTGTTTTGGTTCATATTCTGCCTTACTCACAAGAGAGCCATTCCACTCTTTACGCATATCTTTGTATGGGAAAGCTTGTCCAGAACGATCTGAAATAGCTAAAGCAAATTTTCCTGATGCATATTTACCCATTGCTACACCCTGAAATACCTGTAATCTGGAGAAACTTGAAAAGAAGCTCGGTCTCGATCTTCTTCTGCCGCTCTTTCAAACTCTTCTTCATAAATAGATTTTAATATCTGCATCCGATTAGGTGCTTTTTTGATAGATAAATAATAAGCAAGCCCCGCTGCCAAACATGGATAAAATCGAAAAGGGATTTCCAAAGTGTTTGTAAACGTATCGGCATCTTGTATTCTTGTTAGAGCATCATACGTAATCACATCGGTGCTGTTTTCTGGTGTAGGCCATACTTTCAAGACTGGTGTAATTTGACGATCCAGAAAAAATTGATTGGGACGAGCCTGTGTTGTCTTTGTTGGTATGTTTAAATACTGAGCACGACTCAACCTTTCCATAGAAAAATCGGTGCTATCTCTTTTTATTACCACCGACAATATATCTATAATATCGGTGCCTAAATTATAAGTCGCTGTTCCCGCAGTAAGAGCTTGCGTTTTTTGCTCGATAGTCCACTGATTGAGTCCACGATTTGCCCAATCCGCTAATAACAAGTTCATGGATCTTTTAGCAGTTTTAAGATCATATCCGGTGCGCACCTCAATACCGCAGCGTTCAAAAGCTTCTTCGATGTATTGAGTCACATCTAACTCAAAGTTGGTGCTTCCAGATAAGCTCATTTTATTTTATCCCAATCATCTTCTTGAACTTCTTCATTATCGGCGTATAAGTTATCAAATACAATACTTGGATCAGTATAGCTTTGATGACCCTCCGCAGAATGCATATATTGACTTGGTTTAAAGTCAGGCGCACCCTCTCCCGTGGCCCATAAAGCGGGACTCGTAGCCCGCACTCTATTGTTAGGCAACGCTACAAGATTAGCAAACCAACTACCGGGCTCGGTGATATACATCAGATGACTTTGTTTGTGTTGCGCCGGACAATCAGCTATATCGTGATCAGTATAATCTACCGTAAAAAGATATCGCGCTGAGTAAAATTCATGATTAATTTTTGCTATCCACGGACTACTAGAAACTCGATCCATAGTAATAATAGAATGTGTACGTGACTCACAATCCCAAGGTTGGGCTAAATGATCCTCCATCCTTTCAGGCCAATCTTCCATGACAACATCTGCAACCAAAGCCTGCAAAGGCATTCTGGCCCACATGGCTCCCCCATGGACATTTTCCTCATCATTTTCACAACCCGTGAAAACAACTTGAAAAGTTAAAGATCGATCTGGAATAGTATTTACAGCTATCGCCAGCGCGTGTAAATACTCACCATGATAATTTTCATGATTACAGGTAAACTCTCTTCGCACCCAACATTTGAAATGAGGGATGTTACTGATCAAATATGGCACAATTACGTCTTGGTGACAGTATAACCCTTGTCTTTCAAAAACTTACGGGCCATTGTTACGTTCATAACAGGACCACCGGCAGCAAAACCTTTTGTCTTTTTACCAGCCATACCACCGCCCATCATTTTTTTGACAGTGCCGCCTTTACTTTTTTTGACCGCACCACCCATAGCCATGTACTTCTTAGACTTTTTACCTTTCATATTTCCTCCTTAACTGACCGCACCAACGGTTCGTTTTTTCCGATTTGGCATAATAGCTCCACAACCACGAGCTACCACACCTCCTGCCTTCATTTTAACTTCGGCTGCTCTTGTGTTTTTGACCGTGGTCTTCCCCTTTTTTTGTTCTCGTTTCTTTTTTCTAGCGGTGGCGGCTCGTTCTTCTTTGGATAAAGAACGAGCTTTGCTTTCCGGTAGACAACGGTCAGGCCGTTTTTGATCTTTGCTTGTGCCGCAAGGACCCAAGATCGAACCGTCTGTGCCAATTCTGACCCATTTTTGATCAAGCCATTTTTTAAGCTCACCCATCACCTACCCTTTCTTTTGCCACCTTTTGCTTTTTTTGCATAATTAGGATCTTTGCAATATTTAGATGCAGCTAAATTTGCATAAGCAGAAGGATAAGTATCAAACGTTCTTTTTGCCCAAGCTATTCCCTCGGGACAAATTTTACTGCCCGATTTTTTCTTCTTGACCGGACCCCCCTTTCGCATTCGCCGAGGGGGACAAGAAGGAGAACCGCCTGCACCAATATTTACAACACTTACCATGCCTTACAACTCCAGTATCGAGCAGTGAATTTATCTTTAGCCGTATCACAACTGTGCCTTGCCCTAAAATTTTTACGACGTCCGGGCTGGTCTTTTTTGATTGACATATTAGGGTCACCAAAACGAACCAATTTTATTTCTGACCCTTTTTTCGCCAGCACAGCACTTTTTTTGCTTTTACCCGGAGTCCTTTTGGGCTTGTTATAACCCGGAAAAGTTTCTCCTCGATATTTTAATCTTCCACTTGGCAGTCGTTCAACGTCTTTGGTGGTAGCCATATCATCAGAAATTCTTACGTAAATACATAATAATAGTGTAAGTATCACCAGAAGAATGGCCTACGGTGGTAAATTGCACATCCCCCGTCACGCCACTACCCGCGTTATTTGTCAAACCGCCAAACGACGCATAATCATGGTGCCCGCTTTGGTTTTCTCCCAGTTCGATACAAAATTGATCAGTGGTAGCGTCAAACAGAATTCTGACTTTCATCCCATTACACTGCCACCACAATTTTTCTATCGTTACCGAAGTACAAGCGTCCCCATCCACACTCGTAGCTAAAGCACTCACATCTACTTTTGTAACCGCTGATTCACCGGTGCCATCAGAAATATTAGTAAATTTCAAAACAGCGTGTTTGCCACCATCAATGATCGTTTGCGAAGTAACAGCATCAGCCATTATTGCCCCCTATTATGCGACTTGCACATACTCAATGATAAAGGTGAACGATCCAGCAGTGGTTGCATCAACCGTGTTAGTGATGTTACAAAAAATTGTTCTTTCTGCGGAAGTATATTGAACAGAGGCAGGAGCGGTAGTAGCACTTTGAGTTTGTGCGACCAAAGTTGTGGTTGTAACATTACCCACCACAACAGTCGTTCCACCGTCTAATATCTCATCTGTTACCGCAGCTACAATCTGCGCACCAGAACTAGATGTGCCAACCTCGTAACCAATATCCCCTGTTCCAATAACGGGAGCAGTTACACAAAATATTTTAATATCTGTAATGATAGTATTTGCTGGTTGTGTAAATTCACCAATCGCAGGGCTATCACCCGCAGTTGTATTCACAGTAACACCTGTAGCAAAACCTACATGTTTTACAAACTTGTTAGTGACAATACCTGTTGATGCAATAACTGCAACATCGGTCAAAGCACCCGTCGTGCTGTTTTTTGATACGACCTTAAATCCGTTTTCGGAACGGACCGGACCGTTGAAAGTTGTATTCGCCATGTTTATCTCCTGTCGTGGCTAATGTCAGTCACCCTTTGTAACTGTCAGGAATAAAATAATACTACAATTCTATAAATATCAAGTCAATGAAAAAGGGGCCGAAGCCCCTTTTCACTATTAGGCTCCGGGGGTTCCGAAAACAGAACGCCAATCAGATACTCCGAAAGAGTACCTTTCACGAGCTTTGAAGCGCATATTGCCAGTGTCAAAATCTCCTTCCATCGCCGTTTTAAGGGGCGAACGGTTGAAATATTTGAAGCCGTTAGGCGCATCAGTTTTGATAAAGAACGCATCAGAATCAGTAAGGAAGTGATTGACAACTGCGCCGTCAGGCAACATTCCCATATTCTTCATCGCGTTTGCGTCATTATCCGCAGTACCAGAACGTAAGTTACTATTCATAACTCGTTCTGCAATAAACTGCAATTCTTTTGGAATTATCAGCTTCATACCGCGCACTGCAATTTTAAGTCCACGCTCATCTGTAAACCCAGCAATGTCAATTAACATTTGCTCCAGTGACGTCTCATTAAGATCCGCCGCAGTAGACAAAAGGTTAGTTTGATTACCAGATAAAGATGGGTGCGAGGCTGAACATAAAGCAGCACCATCACCAATCGCATTACCATCTGACGAAGAGAACGCATTGTTCAGAATCGCAGCGGCCTTGATTTGCTTAGTGGTTGCCATAGATCGAGCCAAAGCTTTAGTATAACGAGACGCGAGTCTGTCATACAAATTGTCTTCAATAGCTTCCTCAGAAATTGAAAATGCTAAAGCAATAGTCTGATGCGAGTATCTGGCAGTATAGGTTTCTTGTGCATCATCGAAACTAATAGTACCCCCTTCGCTCTTGACAGGTGCTGTTGCAAATCCTGCTAACATTACTTCTTCTTCAAAAGCACGATCAGAAGACTCTTCATCATAGATTTCAGCGTGTTCATTTTCGTACCGATCATACTCCATACCGAACAAAGCATTAAGTCCGGGTTCGAGCTCCTTCGCTAATTGACTTCTTGAAATAGCCATTAGTTAAACCCTCCTTAAATGCCCGTTGAGGTCGCGGTGGTCTGCGAGTCAAAACGGCTGGTTGGCGCGTTAAAGTGCGCATTTATACGTACAAGAACCGGAATACCCGCAGCCGTGAAGTCACGATTAGCTGCTTCGTTTGCAATTCCAATTATACGCAGTGGAAGTGTAGCGGTTGTAGCAATTGAGCTAACACTGAGTGCTGAATTTGATACGCCAGTGTTATCGCTGCCTGTTCGTGCAGAAGTGCCCAAAGAGGCATTAGCAAAAACCGCAGCTTGTGCAGTAGCACGATCTGTTAAAGTGGCATCACTAGCAACTTTAAAGATCTGCATAGGATTGTCAGCAACAAACGCTTTCACAGGAAAATTTGTGTCAACGCTTACGCTGTTCGATCCCGGCCAATAATTTATAAAGACCGGTTTTTTCTGGACAGAGTCTTGGTATTCAACTCCCATCAGTACGCCTAAAGCTTGAGTAGTTCCACCAGAAGTAGCACCCGCATACGCAATTACACCCGCCGAGGTGGGTACAACCAACGCAAACTGATAAATAGCATTCGTGTTATTAGAGGCAATTTCGTACTCTGTAACACCAGTAGAATTTACACTAGCTCCAACTAAACCAACAGGACGAAGACCAAAGGCGGTGTTTGAATTCGCCATAGTATCTTTCTCCTAATAAGTTGTAACGGTCATCACTTCCGTGGACCGCCAAAGGTTACACGAGTTTGTCGATCAGGATTACTGATCTTCATAGTCGAATGAGCATTCTCTCGCATCATATCTGAGTCCACTGCTTCCATTTGATCTGAGGCTCTTGCCGCGTAATATGAATTACGTTCCTGCGCAGTTTCTTCTGGTATTCTTGCAAGTAACAATCCACCGATCCCAAAAACACCTTCGTATTTACCTGTATCAACAACTGGAGATTCAAAGTCAGGATACTCGTCTTTCCGTACCAACTCCCAACCCTCCCTCATTTTTGCACTGATGTTCTTGCTATCATTAAAACCACGGGTTTCCGACCGGATCCAACGATGCTTGTAGCCATCAGGCGCAGGTGGTGCTTCTAACATAGATGGTGGAGCCCAAGGCTTACGCACGGCCTTTTTACTCCTCGTTGTATTAGCGCGAGAACTACGGTTTATGGGTGTTTCTATGTCTTTGTTTGCTTCACTCATTCCGTTACTCCTTCACGTATTTCGCGTATTCTTCAAGCGGCACTCCCAACTTTTTGGCTATTGCAACTTGGCTAGGGGAGAGTCTAACCTGTCGTTTTCCACTGCGTCCAGTTGTAGTTCTATTAGCAGAAGCCACCGCTTGGACGGGACGGGTCTTCTGTTTGTTAAACTTGTGCGGAAATTCTATTTCCATTCTCCGATCTAACTCATTATAGTAGTCATCTGTTTGCGGGTCAAACCCTTCGTCCTCCACCAATTTTTTGTGAACTCCAAAGGCTGCATACGTCATAGCTTCATCCGACCCAAACCAGTCATTTTTGACAGCCCACTGTTCCGCTTTAGGATCGGGCCTTTTTGGTTCTGGAGCCTGTTGTGGCATAGGCTGCGTGACTTGCTGCGCGGCCTGCGCTTCTGCCTGCTGACGATATCGATCCTGTTGTAACTTGGCTTGTTGCGCACGGTCATTTTGAATTGTAAGCTGCGTCAC